TTGATTGGTGTACAGAAGCTTGCAGCACTTAATTCAAACACAGCTACACGTCACATTCTTGAGGGAAGCTTGTATATGTTTAAGTCTATCGCTGAGGCTCTTACATATAGAGTTGCAGATATACTAGAGTATGCTGACTTTAGAGATGACTTTGCTAATAAGATTGGCAAATACAATGTATCTATTTTAAATGAAATTAAAGACCTGTACGTATATGACTTCGGAATTTTCATCGACATCTCTCCAGACGAAGAAGAGAAAGCACAGCTTGAGCAAAACATTCAAATTGCTCTATCTAAAGGTGATATTAACCTTGAGGATGCAATTGATATACGTGAGATTAAAAATCTCAAGTTGGCTAACCAACTCTTAAAACTCAAACGAGTTAAGAAGGAAGAGAAGGAGCAACAGCGTGCAATGCAGGCTCAAGCTATTCAAGCACAACAGCAAGTTCAAATTCAGCAGATGGCTGCCCAAACTGCTATGCAAAAAATTCAACTTGAGACGCAATCTAAAATGCAAATTAAGCAAGCTGAGGTGGCTTTTGAAATTGAGAAGATGAAGAATGAGGCTATGCTCAAGCAACAATTAATGCAGACTGAGTTTGATATGCAAATGCAACTTAAGGGTGTTGAGGTTGAGTCTGTAGACAAAAGAGAAAAGGAAAGAGAAGAAGCTAAAGCTAAGCGTATTAGTCAACAAAACTCAGAGCAATCTAAGTTGATTAATCAAAGAAAGAACAACCTACCACCAATCAGTTTTGAATCCAATGAGGATTCCCTTGATGGCTTTGACATGGCTGAATTTGAGCCACGTTAAAACAATAAAAAATAATATATAACTTTGTAAAAATTAAATCAAATGGAATTTAAAGTAAAAGAAGTATCAGGAATGGTCGAAAAGAGCGCTGCTCAGATTGAAGATGAATTATTACAGAAGCACGAAGAGAGTCTAAATGACACTATTCCATTAGAAGATAATCCTCCAATTGAAGAGCCGCCAATTGAGATTCCTGAGTTAAAAGAAGAAGACGTTCTTTCATATTTGGGTAAAAGATACAATAAGGAAATCAATTCGTTTGACGAGTTGATGGCACAACGAGCAGAGAACGAACCGTTACCTGAAGATGTTGAGGCTTTCCTTAAGTATAAGAAAGAAACAGGGCGTGGCATCCAAGACTACTTGAAACTACAAGAAGACTTTGATTCTATGAATCCTGATAAAATGCTGAAGCAATACTTCATGGCTACAGAGGTTGGTCTCGATGAAGACGACATTGATGCCATGTTGGAAGAGTTTGCTTACGATGAGGATTTAGATGATGACTCACACGTTAAGAAATCTAAGATTGCTAAGAAAAAGGCTATTGCTAAGGCCAAAGATTATTTTAACTCTGAAAAGGAGAAATATAAGCAACCTCTTGAGTCAAGGGGAAGTTCAATTGCTACTGAAGAGAAAGAAGATTTTGAGGCATATAAACAATACATACAACAAGCTAAAACCCTAGAGGAGGAAAACGGTCGCAAACGCGATTGGTTCCTAAAGAAAACTGACGAGGTGTTTAGTCAAGAATTCAAAGGTTTTGAGTTCAACATTGACGACAAGAAAGTTGTTTTCTCTCCCGGTGATGCAACAGAGCTTAAGAAGCTCCAATCAACTCCAACAAACTTTATTAATAAGTATTTGGATGAGAGCGGAATGGTAAGTGATGCTGCAGGATACCATAGAGCTTTAGCGATCGCAATGAATCCTGAAAAGTTTGCCAAGTTCTTTTATGAGCAGGGTCAGGCTGATGCTACGGACGATGTCACTAAAAAAATTAAAAACGTGAATATGTCTGAGCGCAGAGTACCTGAAGCAATCGTCAAAGGAGGAATGCAAATCCGAGAAGTAAACCCCGGCTCAGGCAAAGGGTTGAAAATCAAAAGTATAAAAAAAATATAAACAATTAAAAAAAGAAAAAAATGTCTTTAAATCCTACCCCCCCGTATCAGTTGCAGCCGAGTGCTGAGCAGGTACCATTGTCAAGTAACTACTTGACAAACTTTAACTTCATGAATCAGTATTTACCTGATACATATGAGAAAGAATTTGAGCGTTACGGAAACCGTACCGTTGCATCTTTCCTTCGTATGGTAGGTGCTGAGATGCCGTCTATCTCTGACCAAATCAAGTGGGCAGAACAAGGCCGTCTTCACACGAAGTACACTAAAGTTGTTTCTACTGTATTAACAGGCGCTAGCAGTGCTGTATTTACAGTTAATGACTTGAACGTATCAGGTATAGCTATTCGTACAGGTCAAACTGTTATGATTACACCAAACGTAGCAGGTCCTTCACAAAACAAGGGTATTGTTACTGTTGTTGATACTGCCCTTGACCAATTTACAGTTGCTTTCTATGAGACAGCAGGCTTCACTAACGGTTCTGTAGTTAACGAATTTACTGTATTTGTTTACGGTTCTGAGTTCAAGAAAGGTACTACAGGTATGATTGGTTCATTGGAAGCTGAAGATGAAATCTTCTCTAACAGCCCAATCATCATCAAAGATAAGTACGCCGTTTCAGGTTCTGACATGGCTCAGATTGGTTGGATTGAAGTAACTACTGAGAATGGTGCTACAGGATACCTTTGGTATTTGAAGTCTGAGCACGAGACTCGTCTACGTTTTGAAGACTACTTAGAGACTTCTATGTTGGAGGCTGTTCCTGCTGAGCCGGGTTCAGGTGCTGCTAACGCAGTTGTTAACCCAACTTATGGTAACAAAGGTTCTGAGGGTGTATTCTACGTAGTAAACTCTCGTGGTAACGTATGGGGAGGTGGTAACCCAACTACATTGGGTGACTTCGACACAATCATCTCTCGTCTTGACAAGCAAGGCTCTATCGAAGAGAACGTATTGTTCTTGAATCGTGACTTCAGCTTTGACGTTGATGACATGTTGGCTTCTCAAAACAGCTACGGTGCATTTGGTACATCTTATGGTTTGTTTGACAACGATAAGGATATGGCCTTGAACCTTGGGTTCACAGGTTTCCGCCGTGGTTATGACTTCTACAAGACAGATTGGAAATACCTAAACGACCCAACTATGCGTGGTGGTTTGACCGCATCTGCTACAGGAACTAGTACATCTAACGTAATCACAGGTCTTCTTGTACCTGCAGGTTCAACTACTGTATACGACCAAATCCTTGGTAAGAACGCTAAGCGTCCATTCTTACACGTGCGTTACCGCGCTTCTGAGACTGAAGACCGCCGTTACAAGACTTGGATTACAGGTTCTGCCGGTGGTGCTGCTACAAGCGACCTAGATGCAATGGAAGTAAACTTCTTATCTGAGCGTGCTGTATGTACCTTGGGTGCGAATAACTTCGTATTGTTCCGCTACGGAGCATAATCTTAGGATTAAAATAGGGAGTGTCCTCAAAGACACTCCCTTATTTTTATTGTAAACTTTAATTATATTATATCTTATGTCAAAAAAAGGAAAGTTGGCTGCTGCCGACAGAGTCTATAGACTCAAGAATGATAAGGCGCCATTGTCTTATATGTTATCAGCTCGTAATACTCATCGTTCACCACTTCTTTGGTACGATGAAGAGTTAAATCAGAATCGCCCACTGCGATATGCAATAAACCAAAAAAGCCCATTTGAGGATGAGCAGGACGGAAATCCTGTTATTCAGGCCATTATATTTGAGAACGGCTTTCTAAGCGTTCCAAAAAACAACCCTGTACTTCAGGAGTTCTTGCACTACCACCCACAGAATGGTCTTGTATTTGAAGAGGTTAACAACGAGCGTGACGCACAGCAAGAGGTAGAATACCTAACTGCTGAGGTTGACGCATTGATTAAGGCCCGTGAGCTTTCAATCGAAGAGCTTGAGACGGTTTATCGTGTGTTATTCAATAAGGACGTAAGTCGTGTTACAACAGCCGAGATGAAAAGAGATGTGCTTATCTATGCACGTAACTACCCCGGTAGTTTCTTGGATGCGTTAGATGACCCAATGCTTCGCCTTCAATCGCAGGTACACATATTCTTTGATATGGGGTTACTTGGATTCCGAAACGGAAACAAAGAGGTTTGGTATAGCACACCAACCAACAAGAAAAAAATGCTAAATATTCCTTACGGTGAAGATCCATATGTACTTGTTTCTATGTATCTAAAAAGCGATGAAGGACTAGAAGCATTAAAAATGTTAGAACATCATTTGCAGAATGCATAAATAATGTTATATTTGTAATGTTGTTTTAGAGTTTATGCTCATTTTGTTTGTTTGATAAAGGTGTCCTAGTGGCACCTTTATTTTTTTGTATCTTTGTGAAAAGATATTTCAATGATTAACTCAGTAAGAAACACCGTATTGTCAGTTCTTAATAAGAACAACTACGGTTATATCTCTCCCTCTGACTTTAACTTGTTTGCACAGCAGGCACAGATGGAGATTTATGAAGAGTACTACAGTAGCTATAATAAGACCATAAACGCAGAGAATGCAAGGGTATCAGGAACTGAGTACGCCGACATCGAGAATCCCATAGCTGAGGTCTTAGAAGGCTTTTTGCGAAATGATACTCTTCTTCAAGTTGCACCTACAACAAACCAATACTACGTGCCATCTTTAATTACAACAGGTTACAACTTCTACATGATTAGTAGACTGACTTGTTTTAATGGTACCACAAGATTAGGGGATGCTGAGAAGGTTGCTAACGCACGTCTATATATGTTGTTGGACTCAATGCTTACAGCTCCAACTACAAAATATCCATCTTATATTATTGAAGAAGATATCATTACAGTTTATCCTGATACCATTAATGGTGTATCATCATTGAAGTGCTCATACTTTAGGTTGCCTTTAGACCCTAAGTGGACATACATAAACTTACCTAACGGAGAGCCTGCGTTTGACCAATCACAGCCGGACTACCAAGACTTTGAGCTTCCATTTGAAGATGAATATAAGTTAGTTATGAAGATTCTTCAATACTGTGGTATGTCAATCAGAGAGATTCAAGTTGCGCAATATGGTATTCAACAAGAGCAGGCCGAGAACCCTGCGTTTAGCACACAACAATAATAGACCATGGCATATATTTCACAGTATCAGTACTACGAGAATGGTGGTAATCAGCCTGAGGACGCCAATTGGGGTTCGTATCAGTATGTAAGCCTATACGATATCGTCAACAACTTCTTGTTGATGTATTCAGGCAACCACTCATTAGTAAATAACGAGGAGAGATATAAGATTATCTTCCACGCAAAGAGAGCTATCCAAGAACTTAACTATGATGCATTTAAAGAAATCAAAGTTCTTCAGCTTACTATATGCGATCAACTACGTTTTGTATTGCCATCTGACTATGTCAATTGGGTTCGTATCTCTTTGTACAAAGATGGTTGGATTAGACCGTTGACTGAGAATATTCAAGTTCAATCAGCTAAGGCATATCTTCAAGACAATGACTGCAGAATTTTATTTGACCAAAATGGAAATGCATTAGAGCCACAATATTCTGAGCTTGACTTTGATCGTATTACAGGTACTCAAAAGAGTATTTACTTGAATCCCGGGAATCAATTCGATGGTCAGCAAGGTTGGTATTATGAGGGGGATTGGTATTTTGAGGCAGGAATTGGAGCTAGATATGGTTTAAATACAGAGACAGCTAATAGAAATCCAACATTTACCATTGATAAGAAGTCAGGAGTTATTAACTTTAGCTCGCATATGTCAGGTGAGTCTATTATTCTTGAATACGTATCTGATGGTATGGAGAATGGTGACGACAGCTTGATAACTGTAAACAAGTTATTTGAGAAGTATGTGTACGCATATATTCAGTATGAGATACTAAACTCAAAACTTGGTGTGCAAGAGTATGTTGTAATGAGAGCTAGAAAAGAAAAATCAGCTCTTTTGCGCAATGCAAAAATTAGATTGAGCAATATTCATCCGGGGCGTTTGTTAATGAACTTACGTGGTCAGAATAAGTGGATAAAGTAGTATGACAAAAATTACGAGAAACTTTACTGCGGGTAAAATGAATAAGATCGTTGATGAACGACTTATTCCTAATGGCCAATATATTGACGCATTGAATGTGCGTATGGGTTCAACTGAGCTTAGTGAGATTGGTGCCATTGAAAACACAAAGGGTAACTTAAAAATTACCACATTGGTTTACATTGATGGCACACCGCTAAGTGTCGATGCTCGAACAATTGGTGCGTTTGAGGATGGAGCTAATGAAACCATTTATTGGTTTGTGCACGACTCAAAC